TAAACTCGGGCTTCTTGACTTCAATGTAGGGTTTGAAGGAGCCCTGTGAGGCAATCTCAGCCTCATAAATCTCTTGGGCAATCACATCCGCGGGATCATCCTCAGCAAGATCAGCGATCTTTGCCATGTCGATCACAATGTTCTTGCGACCATTGAAGACTTCCTCGAGCATCTTGTGCTCACGGGCGAAGGGCTTGAAGTGTTGTTCGTTGCTCATGCGACTGGTTTTAACAGGAGAGGTGTTTCTGTCAACCAAAAAGAAGCGGCTTGGAAAAATTCCAAGCCGCTTCCAACTATTAGAATTAGATGTTTGCTTTGTCTCCGTAGATGCCAAGGAGTTCCTTGACAACGGGGTGACGTTCCACATCGCCCCTCTGGAACTTGATAACATCAATATGCTTTGAACCTTCAAAGCGATTCAGGAAGTCGGCAAGACCATTATCTGCTCCGCGATCACTCTGCGCAAGGTCACCAGTGACGACCATCTGAGATCCTTCACCAATACGAGTTAGAATCGAGAGTAGAGAATTAGGAGTAGTGCCCTGAGCCTCATCCACTAGAATGTATGCGTTCTTGAATGTTCTACCACGGATGAACGCGATAGGAACCATTTCAATTATGTTCTCTTCAAGCATGACCTGAATCTCTGCCGCATTGTAGTATTCTGCAAAGACGTCCAAGACTGGCATCATCCATGGAGTCATCTTCTTCAAGATATCACCTGGTAGGTAACCAATGTCCTTGTCATCAACCGCTACGTTTGGACGAGTGATAACAATCTTTTCAACCAATCCGGCCTTAAAGCACTTGATTGCGTGAAGGGTAGCTAGGAGGGTTTTACCCGTTCCTGCTGGTCCAACTGCGAAAGTAACATACTTGGATGGATCCTCTAAGCTAGCAACCAAATGCTCCTGTGTTAGATTCCTTGGAATAATATCAACACGTTGCTTCTTTGGTTTTTGAGGAAAGGTCAGTTCAATGACGTTGGATGTGCGATCCTGGTTGTTATAACGTCCGGAGTTTCGGGCTCCAGGCATTGCACCTACATTGTTACGGTCATTGCGGGGATTAGCGCGATTTGCGCCCTTGGCACGGGGTGGTTTAGCCACTGTCGACCTCCATGTTGGAGTTGGTGTTTACGGCTGCTCACTCGTATTTACGCCAAAGCCAAGATGGAAACCTGGTAGTTAAACATGACTGGGGCGGGCACTAAATATAGGCCCGCCCCAAGAAGCTTATCTGAGAACTGGATTGCTCAGCTGGATATGCTCGTAGATGTCATTCCAATCGTTGACTCGAGTCACTCCAGGAATATTCTGCCCATCCCGCTCATTGTGCTTATAGTTGATGAGGAAGCTCTGGTGGCCAACCTCAGCACCATCAATGGCGTGACGCCCCTTGTCCTCGACCCAGTAGGTGGACTTGTAACGATTCAGATATGCTCGCTTGCTCTCTGCAAGACCCACACAATGGAGCGTATCAAATACGCCCTTACCAAATACCTCATTGAGGTTCTGCCAGCGACCGCGCCAGGTCTGGTCGTCCGTGTCACAGGCCGTGATGGCCACAAACTTATAGCCATCGTCATGTAGCTTGAGCACGTTATCGACTACGCCGGGTAGTGGCTTAAAGAAGGGCCACTTTGATGGATCACTATTGAACAAGCGAATCATCTCTCGAGACTCTGCTAGTTCATTGCCTAGCCATGCCTCGACGTGCCAGTGATCCCGTAGGCATCCCTGGGTATCACGATACTTAGGGTAGGATTCCCGAACCCATTCCTCAAAAGGAGTCGACCAATCAAACAATACCTCGTCAACGTCAGTCAGTAGAATCTTCGACATCTTTGGTCCCCTCTTTGGATTTGAATCTCTCAACAAAAGACCTAACCTTGTCCATGTTATTGATTGGATCCTTTTGAATCCAAACTGAAAGAGCACTCTTGACTTCATTGTAGTGTCTGGACACGAACGTCTGGATCAGTTGATCATGATCCAGTGATGCGTCCCTGCACTTGATCACCTTGTTCTCAAAGATATCAATGATCAGTTCGGCCTTCTGAGATTGCTTGGTGGTAATTCGATCACAAATTACCATGTTTTCAATTGGTTCCCACTTGGCCGATTCCATGAAGTTGGGAGAATTGCTCTTTTGGCCCGGAGCCAGCGAGTAGCTATAGGTGATAACCATAAAGGGCCGATTGCGTAGGTAGTTAGACATCTTTTTCCTCAAAAATCTGATAGGGTAATTCAATCCACTCTACTCCGGCTTCAGTAAACCGACGTTTGCTTTCGTCCAGAATAGATTCCCATCTATCGGCTTTATCAGGTGGACAACTGGGTGCGACAACACGGGTGATGCCGGCTTGAATCATATGAACTGCGCAGCGATCACAGGACAAAAAGGGCCAAGTGTAGAGGGTGTTTCCTCTGACGTTGTTATGAGCACTCAGGACAGCATTCATCTCACAATGAATGATGTAGCTGTATTTGACTTCTCGGTCTTCGTATCGCTCTTCGAGATCCTCGATACCACGTGGAAAGCCATTGTAACCAATGCTGGCAACACTATTATCAGGTCGGACAATTACCGCTCCTGTTTGAGTGCTAGGGTCCTTGCTCCATGTTGAAACGAGACGCGCCAGCTCAATATATCTGATATCCCACTTCTCGCTCATAGTTGACTCAACTCCACACAAACTGCGGCCAGGTTGATTTCAGCATCAGCTGAAATGGCATGATTACGGAGTCCTCGAGCAATAATCACCACCGCCGCACTCTGGGTAGCTTCGTCTTCACCAAATAGCTGGAGATTGCGATAGAGGAATCTAAAGATTTCCTCATAGTCATTGATGTCAGCATTGCTGACAATCATCTTTCTAGCTTCGGTGAATCGTCGAGCCTTGAATAGTTCAACCACACCTTCCATGTAGTTCAGATTAGTCGCGCTGGCTTCCTTGAGAGGCGATAGCTTTCCACCAACAGTATGTTGATCCAAAAGATTGATGCATTTTCGAAGATCAGGATAAGCATTAGTGACGTATGATTCTAGATCATCAATATCATAGTCAACATTTTCAAGGGTCAGGATCTCAAGAGCTCTGGCCAAGAAGCTTTCCATATCCAAGGTATCAAAGTGAATTCCCTGCATACGCGAGTGGAGAGCACCAATAATCTTGTGAGGAAGGTTGCATGTGATAATGAACCTCACGCTGTCGGCGAATCGTTCCATTTCGTTGCGCAGAATCGCCTGCGCGTTCTGTGAAAGATAGTCTCCTTCATCAAGAAGGACGACCTTGTATTCGCCATTGGGATAGGTCGAGCAAAAGTTGATAATGGTATCACGAACATCGTCCACGCTGTTGTTTCGTGAACCGTTGAGTTCCAAGATATCATACTTGCTGACTCCCAACTCATTGAGTAACAATTTCGCCAGTGTGGTCTTGCCAACGCCCGGAGATCCACTCAGCAATAGATGAGGAAAGGGAATTGACTTTCCCTCTGGGTTCTGAACCCAATTCTCAATTTGCTTTCGTATGTGATTGTTTTTGAACACATAACCATCTAGAGTTTTTGGTCTGTATTTTTCAACCCATAGGTCGGGTGTGCTCATGCTTGAATTTCCTCATGATTTGGAATCAGTATTCCGCTTTTCTTATGACCATAATAGGACAGAAAGCGGTGATAAGTCAATTTAGACTTAGAGTATCTAGGACTGCAAAAATAGCAGTCTCTGGGTCAACGATTCGTTCGCATGTTGCACGCCACACAGACTCAACCATTGGCCCGCAAAGACCCTAACAGGGTAGCCTGTGGATAAGTCTGTGGATTAGTTAGGTCCAGCGTAAAAGAAAAAGCTGGGCCTGCCTAAAGGAATAGAAAAAGAACGCATCACTGTGACCCAGTTGCCACACTCTCCAACGCCATGGGAAGTCAGACGTCACATCCTGTATAGATGTGTTTTCCCTTCCATAATTGGTCTCTAACCAATGCTGGACTTCGGGGACTGGCTTCTGGCGACCATCGTGGTATTCTGAGGAGTGAATGATATTGGCATCATGATTGACAATCACAATGAATTCATTTCTAGGATTTTTGAAGAAGCTAGAGTCCACCCCAGGTCAACTTGAATGTCATCGCGTCCTTTTTTCCTTTGAATAAAAAGGTGCGAGAAAAGTAGCCAGTGTGTGAAAACCTACCATGGATCATGGGACCGTTGCACCACTCAATTACATGGGCACAATGATCTCTATAATCCTGCGTTAGTGGGAAGCGGTCGGGTGCTCGCGGCAAATCCACACGAGTCCACTCGCTCATCATTTTTGGGTTGAAGTCTCGCTGCTTTCCCATTGCTGCCAACGTATTCTATATCCTATTGCATCTGACGAATTGGCAAATGCCGTGAATATCCTATACACGCTTGGAGTCAGTTCATCAACCACATTCTCCAAAACGCGATAATCAATGGAGTGTGGAATCTTTTGTTCTTCCAACCAGATCGTTCTTTCCTTGAAAATTTCACGGAAGATATCTCCATCGAGGAGGTATCGATCAAAGTGACTAAGATCACAACGGGTGAATGATTGGACTAGCGCGATTGGATATTGGAGCCTCTGAAACAGTTTGCGAGGCGAGGAGTCCACTAGGATGATACCAGCTTGCACGATTAGCCGTATGTAAGCTTGAAAAGTAATGCATCAGTTAGGTGGAAAAATTCTACTGTGACGCAACTGTCTTCTGGATATCCCACATAGCCGTGATACCAGGTAAAGTCTTTGATCAGGTGTCGATTGAAGCAAATGAAATCATTCATGGCCTCAAAGTGTTCGTGATCTCTCACGAACACATTGAATCGCAAGGTTAGGGGTTCAGAGGGGACACTCATCAGATGCTAACAAAATGGCCGCAATATCGACCCTTTGAACATACAGGGGATCTTCATCGCCCTCTTGGGGAACTGTTTCAAATCCCCAAGTCCAACGACCATGCTCAACTAGAACCCATTGTCCTGGCTTCAGGTCATGTTGGTTAGGACCAATCTTCCAAACTTGGCACCAGCGTGGACGAATACCACGGTCCTTGCCATTATCGTCCAGTAAGATTAGTCCACCTTTGGTGAGCTTGTCACCTCGCTCCATGTTGATCACAAGAACGTGATCCTTGATGGGGCGGATATCACCTTTGATCTTGGTAAAAATTGATGCTGTCATTTTATTCTCCGGTTTCCACCGAAGTCCTCAATCTTCGCTATCGTCTACCAATCTACGACCCTTTTTGGGGATCAGATTGGCCGGAGTATCAGTTTCCTTCTTGTTGGAAGGTTTGCCGGTGATTCTAGCCACTGCCTGCTCTGGTGTTTCAAAGACATCAGGCACAGCTGGTTTCAATGAAACTTGAGTGGAAGGGTTCGAGGCACGATTGTGATACTCTCTGGCAATTTGCTCTCTGCGGACTTCGATCTGACCGTTAAGTCCAACAATGTCACCACGGGCATTCATTTTACCGTTGCCAATAGCTCGTGTTTCTTCATTTTGTGCTCGCAAAGCATCCATGTCGATAACACGCCCTCTCATAGATACGGTTTGTTTTCTAAAATTGCGGGCCATTTATGTCTCCTGGAAGCCAACTTATGCTTCTATTTATGCGTAGTTAAAGTGGCTATTTATTTGAGAAATTCTCTGATATCCAGTTCGTATTTTATGGAATCAACTTTGTGAATTCCAATCAGAAACAAACAATAGCTTGCAACGCTTGATCCACGACCAACTCCCCAAACTACGTTTCTTTCTCTGAAAGATTCCACCATGTAGATCAGGCATCGAAGAACTGGAATCATCTCTCGCTCTTCAAATAACACCCATTCCTCTACCACTCGTTCCAATTGTTTGGTTTCGGAACATTTTTCAGTAAGCCAGGTCAAAACATCCAAGCTGGCATAGGGTTCAGGGGTGAACCACTGATTTTGCAAGTTTTGGTCCCATGTAACAACATCCACCTCCGGTCTTGAGTAGATCGCTACCGCATCCTGAGGGTGATCTAGTTCTTTACAAAGAGCATTGAATCTAGAAACACCCTCACTCTGCTGAGTTACCAACTCCCCTGATAACTCATTGCCCCTCATTAGGAGATCAATTAAACCATCTGCGTCAAAGACAACATTGCCCCATTCATCAATGGTTCGACCCTTGATATCCATTAGTCAGTCTTTCCGCCCTCGATTACCTTGGGACGAAATTCTGCATGGACCACTACGTTGCTTTGTTCCTGTGGAGCGGCCATCTGGTCTGCAATAAATCCAAGGCTGAAGGCCCATGCTGGTGGGATATTCAAATCATCAGTATCATTGGGGACCACATCCAAAATGCTTGCGTCACCACGATGCCACCAGGGCCTGCTAAAGTAATTGCGATCAGTCAACCATTCCTGGTCTTCTGGAAAGCTCTGACCAGGTGAACCACCGACGAAAACAAAACTCATACCGCGAGAGTCACTGGACTCTACTTTGATGCTGTTGAATTCAAAAGCACCGGCGGCAAGTGCCTTGAACTTACAGATCAAGATCTCACATAAGAGAGCGTCAGTGGGCTCCTCAGGACATAGCATAACCATGTTGCCAGCATTGGCTGCGCCATTGTTCACAAAGCTGTCTATTGCCCACTGGTTATCACTGTGGATCAGGATACAATTGGACAAAACCTTTTCTACAAAGAAGTTCAACTTGGCAATTGCCACTTCCATACGGAACCCATAATCATCAGTATCCTGATCCAACGTATTGATATCAGTTTCAATTTTTATTGTGGTAGGCGAAAGGGTATAGTCAATCACACGAGTTGCTTTGAACTCATGGCGCATACTGATAAAAAGATGGTTTGGTAGCGTTTCGATATCTTCGTCCATTGTATTCCCCAAAGTGGGATACAGGATACGACCACGTAAGCGTGATAAATTGCTGGCCAGCAACACAACTTCAAGATTTGAGCAGCCCTATGTTGAGCATCCTGTTGTTGTTCGTTATATTTATAACCAGAGAAGCCAGATGTAGGGATCAAGCCCATTTATCAATCGTATTCTGCATCTAATCCTTTTGACTATAGAGTAGCAACTAAACCAAAGTCACTATTCTCTAAGGCTTGTTCTTGTCCACGTATTCCTTGTCAAAGGACGGCATGGGTATCTGTGCAATCTTTTTGCTCTGAGCTGGTTTGACCACTTTGGAATTGGACGTCTCGACCGTTCCCTTGGTGTGGACAAATTCAGGATCAGACTCAACGATATCAGGAAACATTCCTTGAATTGCATCAAAGTTTTGTCTCTTGAGTCGCTCGGTCTTTTCCTCTTCAATCATCTCAAGCATCCATTCAAGCTGAGTGATGAGATCCTGACTTGATCCCCACATATGGGCTCTGTTCAACTTGGAATAAAGTTCTGCGGTTTTCTCTTGGAGTTCGTCTTCTGACAACTCCTTGAAAGAGAGGAATGGATGATCAATCAAATATCACCAGTCTTTCTGTTTTCGCTCTGAGCTACTTCAAACTTCCCTCCTGGGAATCGACTCTCGAGTTTTCTGATGTTTTCTTCTAAGACTTCGTAGGGGTCAAGACCCAATGCCATACAAGCATTGGCCCAATACCATGTTACGTCGCCTAGTTCGCGCTTCATATGGAAGCGGTTATCGTCATTGAAAGGTTTGCCCTGGAACAGGATCTTCTTGACGATTTCCATGAACTCACCGGATTCAGCGGCCAGACCACAGGCAGCGGTCAACAGTCGTTCCACATTACAGCCTTGATCATAGAGTTCACTCATGCGTTCCAAGAAGGCATCCTTGTCCTTGCTGGGTTGGCTGGTAACTCCATCTACAAAGCGAGAGTATTCATTTAGGAAGATTTCTTTAGTCATATGATTTCCTTTTCTTCACACGACCCTAACAAAGACTCTGGACAAAATCATTATTTTGGTGAGAATATCTCATTACCAATTCGCAGATTTCGAAGTCTTCCCTGGAAGAAACTCGATGGGGATAGACTATTGTCACATCCAATGGTCAAGCTACCAGGAGTGGCCGGAGGGAGATCTGAACTGAACCTCCAAACTTCCACACCATTCAGATATCCAATTACCAGAGGATCTTCGATGGTTACCATGATACGATACCACTGATTATACTGTAGGTTCAAATTAGCTGGAATGAAATTCATTCCAACTGGCAACCCTCCAACAAATTGGCGATATCTAATGTTGGGTTGCGGAGTCTTCACAAACGCAAAGTTCCAAGACCCATTCAGATCAGGAGTGCCACCTAGGTTGATCAGACTCCCAATATTATTGATATGATTGGGATCTACCAATACATCAAATTCAAACGATCGTGGAGACTGCGGCACCCAATCCGAATGGAGCGGGAATCTAATTCCTTCAGAGAACCCATTGAAC